ACAAAATAAAAAAGACGCTATAGCTCAAGAATTGCAGTATGCAGAAGATGCTATTGATGCAGAATTATTGGCAAAAGAAAAAGCCGCCGGAGTTGCCACTGAAACCGCATTAGAACAAGCAGAAGAAGAATTAAGGATAGCCCAAGAAACATTAGATGGTAAACTACAATTAATAGATGCGGAAAAATCCGCATTAGATCAAGAAGAAGAGGCTAAATTATATAGTTTAGGATTGGTTGAAGCATCCACTTTAGAAGAATATGATGCTGAAATAGCTGCTGCCATTGCTGCTGGGGATACCATTACTGCCAATAAATTACAAAAGGAAAGAGATAAATTAGCGATACAACAGGAATATGATAAAAAACGAAAAGCTATAGATGATGCCGAGGCATTGCGTTTAGCTGTAGCGGCAGCTACTAAAGCACAATTAGAACAAGATGCCGCAGATAAGAAAAAAGCGTTGGAACAAAAAGCGGCAATGGATACTTATGACGTTGAAAAATCGGCTTTTGAAACTAATCAAGTTTTATCTATTGCTCAGGCTACTATAGCTGGAGCGGAACTTGCTATTAATGCTTATAAGGCCTTGGCCGGTATTCCATATGTTGGACCTGTTTTAGGAGCTGCTGCCGCCGCCGCTTCTCTTGTATATACCGGATTACAAATAGCTACGATTAAAAAACAAGTTCCTCCCACAAAACCTTCATTTGCTGAAGGTGGTATCGCTATGCCACAGTCTGGGGGCATTAATGCAACTATAGCCGAAGCGGGGCAACCTGAAGTAATTTTCCCATTAGATAAATTAGAGCAATTTATCAATCAAGGGAACACATTTAATGGATCATCGGATATACCCATTAGTATGACAATACAACTTGATTCACAAACTTTATATTCGGGAATATTCGCGGCAACTAGAAATAAGACCGTGCTTATATCGGCAAAGGCAGTCATCTAATGAGAATGGCCTATAACAATTATTTTGATTTGGCTTTAGGCTCTGCATTAACGGCATTGTCAGAATCTCCTAGCTATCCATGTATCAATTTGCAAGAAGAAAGATTATCAACCACTTATAGAACAATAGATTTAACAGCACAGACAGTTACTATTGATTTGGGCGCGGCTTATAATATTTCTACTGTTGCAATAATAGCACATAATTTTACATCTTCAGCTACAATAACCGTTGCTGCAAATAGTTCTAATAGTTGGGGAAGTCCCGCTACTTCAAAAACTGTTGCTTGGAATGTTGATATGATGCTTAATTTCTTTACTCCAGTATCATATCAATATTGGCAATTACAATTCGACGATCAAACCAATCCTGACGGATATGTTGAAATGGGAAGATTTTGGTTAGGTGATTATTTGACTATTGATCCTTCATCAGAAGTTGATTTTCAAGTAACTAAAAAAAGATCGGATAGAATTGTTCATGGAAGTGGACAACAAAAATATGGATCAATTGGTAGTAAATGGAAAGAAATAAAATTATCATTCCCTGATACAAATTATACTATGGTAGATTCAATATCTACTATGTATGATGTAGTTGGTAACCATAAATCGTTTATTTTTTGCAACTTTGATTTGGTCAGAGGAATATCAAAATTAGTAGAACCTATTTATGTTTCAATAATGAATAATTTAGTTTTTAAACATGCAGAGGGGAGAAAATTTAATTATGATATACAACTTCAGGAGGAGCTTTAATATATGGCGTTCTTACAGATAGCTACAGGAATTTCTGTAATTACTTCTGGATTAAAGGGCTCAATAGGAATTTCATTAACTAATATAGCCACTAGTGCAGAATCATTAATTGCTACTGGCTCTGTTTGTGAAATTGGTGGCGCTTTCTTTTTAGCCAATTCTGATATAACTCCAAATGCTTCAAGTTGGACTGCAATAGCAACTGGGGCCTCTTGTTATTTAACTATTACTCCATCTGGTACAGCCGGAAGTCAAATTATAACGGCCGCTTATACTACCGCTGCATCTATTTGGAGTAATGCAAGGCAGGGATGGTATACCAGCGCCGCAAGTTTAACTAGATATGTTGGGGGATTAATAAAGGGTGGGGTTTCAAGTTATACTTATAAATATTTATTTGCACAGCAACAAGGATCGGTTACTTATGTAAATAGCGTAGAGGCATTATCATTTAATACTACATCAACTAAAGATAAAAAAGAAGATATAAAAGATTTTGAAGGTAATGCATTAGATATTATAAACAATACAAAAATAGTTGAATATAAATATATAAATGATCCAGATCATATAAATCATATAGGATTAATTATTGAAGATGCCCCTAAAGAATTTTCTGGTAACGGGAAATCGATGTCAACAGGTGATAGTCTTGCTATATGTATAAAGGCTATTCAAGAATTATATAAAAAGATAGAAAATAAATGAGCACGTTATGGTCAGTAAATGGACTAGATTTATCTTTTATTTTTGAATCTAGAAATGGAACTACAGCATATTCAACATTACAAGGCATAAAATACTTAGGAATAGATTTAACATCTATTTTTATGGCAAGAGATATAAAAGGACCGTTCCCAGTATCTAGTCCTACTTCTATAACAAATATATCTTATAATCATATAGATTTGGGAGATATATTTCAATTATCCGGTATAACTCCTGGTATTACATTAAGACAAACAATTAGTTCTGGTTCTGGTAATTGGTATTCATCTTCTTTTTCTGCAATATTGGGATTTACCCCAAAATTTGTAATTGTTTCGGTGATTGGTGGAGGGGGTGGTGGATCGCATGATATTACTGGTTACGGTGGTACTGGAGGTGCTGGTGGTGGACATAATACTGCTATTGTAGATGTTAGTTCTGGAGTAATTACTTATTCTGTTGGTGCTGGCGGGAATGGAGGATCATCAACAACAGGTTCTCCTGGTAGTAATACCACTTTTGGCACTCTTTCAGTGACTGGTGGAGATGGAGGTGGATATAATACTACCTTACCGTTAAATATACCAGCAGCGCAAGGAGGGAGTCCTAACGGTGGAAGGGGTGGGACATATAGCAATGGTTCTGGTATTTTTCCGACTGTAGGCAATAATTCTGATACAATAACAACATATAATGGCTCTATTTATTTAGCACATGGCTCTTTATATGGAACTTATGCATGGTCAGGAGGAGCTTCTGTAGGAAATGGCGGTTCGAGCAATAATTCATGGGGGAATTATGTATCACCTACAATTCCCGGTGGAGGTGGTGGAGGAGGTTCTGGAATTACCAATAGTGCTGGTTATGCTGGTGCTCGCGGCGAAATAAGGATTTATTATTAAATGACTTTTGCAGATTATGCTTATAATTCAGTTTCAGCCTCAAAAATATTAGTTGAATTAGATATTTCATCGATCCAACTCCAGTGGGTTAATATTGGTGCTGGTATTTGGAAAGTAAATTTTGATAATATATATCCAGAAGTTGATTCTTCACTACTTGATTATTTTACTGTACAAATATTTGATAATATTGGTTCCTGTCGTAGTAATGATGTTATTTTATCTAAAGTAGTTTCTATAGCAAAAGTAACTACTACTTATGAATCATTTTATTACGAAAATAAAACATTATATGTATCATTACAAAATTATGATGAGCCATTTTTACATACAATAAATATTGGTATTATTCATGGATTTTCTAGAGAAGAGTTTACACCTAAAGGTATAAATTTATTATTTGAGGGTAGATTGACAAAGATACCTTCATTAGGATTTTCTCGTGATCCATTATATTTTGGTAAAATTGCATACGACTCGGCCACATTACAATTTATAAATGCCGATGGTGAATTCGATACTTTTGCAGATACATATGATGTTTATGGAAACGCTATCCGTATTAAATTTGGATATGCAGATTTAAATTATGATGAATACGAAATACTATATGCAGGATATATAGAAACCATAAAAATAGATGAAAATTATATGTATGTTACGGCAATGGATAATCGTAAAAAATTAACTAAGAAAGTTAGGTATACTTGTACAAATAAAAATGCCCTTGACGCTATTTACGATTTATTATTGTTAAACAGTTCAATAAACTATTCAGAAACTTATTTTAATACTACTGAATGGGACATTGCTCGCGCCTTAGTTCCTAATGTTACTATTATAATGGATACCGATGCTACCGATGAAATTCTAAAATATATAGAAGGTATTTGCTTATCGTGTTTTGGAATTTTTATTATAGAACCAGATGGGAAATATACTTTTAGAATGATAGATAGTACAAAAACATCAACAACATATATTCCTAGAACAGATATTTTAACCGATACTTTGTCGATTACATATGATCCTTCGCAAGTATTATCCTCAACACATGTAGGATATCAAAAGAATCCCACTTATTCAACTTGGCTTACTGATATCTCATGGGAATCCGATGTATATAAAAAATATAAGGTTTATATTCAGAATGATTTTGATACTTATTTAGTGAATGTTAATGCCGCGCAAATATTTTCTGATAAGTTTATGGAATATTGTAAAGACGTTCACGGCGAAATATCCATAGATGTTCCTATGAAATATTATGATTTGGTATTTGGTGGGATTGTAAACGTATATATAAATAGGGAAAATAGTAATATATTGGGATTGAAAAAATGTGAGATATTGGGAAAGAAATATAATTTAGAGGACGAAAAAATTACATTAGATTTGCGGATTATTGAAAGTTCTATAATGCCTAATTATGAAAATAGGTTATTGACCGATGGTGACACTAGAGTGGATACATATGGGAATACAAGATTGGTAGGAGTATAAGGATATGGGAAAAACAATAGGACAATTGGTATCTACATCCCCAGCAACAGCGTTATCAGTTTTAGATTATATAGAATTAGAACAATCAGGAAATAGTACTGGTGGAACTATAGGGCAGTTAGTCAAGTTTTTATTGCCTCCAGGAACCATGCAAATGTTTGCGGGAGCATCAATACCTAGCGGATGGCTTTTGTGTGATGGCTCACAGGTAAGCAGGACAACTTATTCAAATTTGTTCACTGCAATAAATACTACTTGGGGAATAGGGGATAATAGTACAACTTTTAATTTGCCCGACATGCGCGAAGCCGCGCCAATAGGAGCTGGAACTTACAGCGCAGTCACCGGGACTACGCACGGAGCAATAGCGGCACACGATGCGCGGACGCTGGGAGTTTTTGCGGATGACCAGATGCAGGGGCATTTTCATGATGTGAATATTAATGACCAAACTAATACAATTGGGACGAACGGTATCGTTGGCTCAACATTGGTTGCTGATACATTCGTGAACGCCGCAGCATCCGTAATAAAGACCGATACCACCAACGGCACGCCGCGTATCGGAACTGTCACCCGCGGCAAGACCATCGGCGTGAACTACATCATCAAGTATTAAAGTAATAATATATGAACATAATTATTGATAATTGGTGGGAAATGTTAATAGTAGGGCTTATTGTTATAGGGGCTTTATTTGTTATTTATTTAATCATAAAATTAATCATCAACAATGGTGGTATCAAAATGAAAGGATTCAATTTAGGAAGAAGCAATTTACCTTGCATCGAGCACACATCAATATTAAAAGAATTAAAAGAAACCTTAGTACAGATGAATTCGGAACGTAGTGAAGCTGGAAAATTAAATCAAATATTGTTTAAGAATATATTGACGACTCAAGATGCATTATTGGAAGCTTTTCAAAAAGCGGAATTAGGCAATGGTAATTTAGAAAAAGCCAGAAAATTGATATCAAAAAGTTTTGACTTAAAAGATAACTATTTGATAAATCAATTATAAAGGAAAATATATGAATGAATTATTTATTAGGGTAGTAAGGAAACAAGATTCTTATAAATATAAATTTGATATGGCTAAAATTGATTCATGGGAAAATAATAAGGCTAATAATTCATTGGATGATTTTATATTGTTTGTAGATGAGGCAAGGATGTTTACATCTAAATGCCAAACTGTAGCTAATATTCCATTTGGGAGATATACAGATACTATAGTTCCCGGCCCATTTCAAATTAAATGTTTTGTAGAAAATAGGATGAAGTATGGCAAGATACATGGAATCATAAATACATATGATTTAGATGGACAAAAAATAGATGAAAATAGTGTTGAGACGGTAAAAGGAAAAGATGGGGCACCTGTAGATTTAATGCGTTGGTTGATCCACGATTGGCAATCAAACAAGCCAAAGCCCGCAAATTATGATACTAGTGTTGCTTGGAGCGCTGGATGTTTTGTAATGTCAGATAATAATTTAGAAACATTTGGAAGTTTGCTTTCAGGATCATATGGAATTAAACCTGGAGATATTATTAATGGGGAATTAGTAGATGAGTAAAATAAAAATTGTATGGAATAATGTATTTGATGTTATAGACGGTTTTTTAGCATATATTTTGACTATTTTAGGTATAGTAATATCTGCATATATTCCTTTATTAAAAAGTACCAATACAATCAATATAACTATTGATTGGTGGAGGATAGGAATATCCGCTGTTGTGGCTTTAGTGATAATCGGTAAACAAGAAAGTTTAGATACAGATGAAAATGGTTCTAAAGATAAATCAAAAGCCGGCAGAAAAAAACGTTTTGCGAGCAGGATGACTAATGCTGTAGCTCAAGGCATTATGTGGGATACATTAATTAATTTAGCTTCAAAATAGAGGAGAATAAATAATTGTGTGGAAAAAATATAAATCGTATATCATTAGTTGCAGTATTAGTTTTATTATCGGTATTGGTGTTATATGGGCAATCAGTTCAACAATCAGTAGTAGAAAAATTGAGCAACTCACAAACACAATTAATGCAGGTAAGATCATCAATACAAAATTACAAGATACTAATACCAAACTTACAGAAGCAAATACAAGACTCATCGGAGAAAATAATACAGCTACAGAATCAATTGGACGACTCGAAAAACAAATCGCAGACGGAAATCAATATTATCAAAGCGAGCTTGGAAAGATCAAAAACGGATTTACTGCAATCTCAGAAGGACTTGGAACAATCTCAGAAGGACTTAGCGGAGATGACGAAAAATTATCAAACGCTATCCAAACAATTGAATCAGTTAAAAGCTTCATTAGCTCTCTCAAATTCAATTAAATGGGTTGGAGTAGGAATAGCTATAGGGGAAGGTTTATATATAATTTATGATAAACTTCTTAAAAAATAAAGGAAGTATTAATGTCGAGCAATACTCAAATATCTGGAGATATCGTCAAAGAATATATAACAAAATACCCATCGATAAGTAGCAGAAAAATAACAGAATTATTAATCAATGACATTCCAGAATTATTCAATGATCCAGAAAAAACAAGGAATCAAATAAGGTATTATCGCGGTTCAAACGGACAATACAATAGAACAAAAATGAATGTTGAAAATTATATGCCTAAAATAAATGTTCCAATTTCAGATGAAGTTGATTATTCATTTTACAATATTGATTTTAATGATAATATATTTCCAATAATGGCTGGATCTGATGCTCATATTCCATATCATGACCAAGATGCATTGGAAATATTCATAGAAAGAGCCATTGAAATAAAAGCCAAGACAATAATATTGAATGGTGATTGGATTGATTTTTATCAAATATCTAATTGGCAGAAAGATCCAAGAAACAGATCGACAAAAGATGAGATATCATTATTCAATGAAATATTAGATATGATTCAGAATAATACTGAAGCAAAAATAATATATAAATTTGGGAATCATGAAGAGAGATTTGATAATTATCTAATGAATAATGCACCACAGTTATTCGAGCTTGAAGAAATGCATTTGGATAAAATATTGAAATTAGCTGAAAGAAATATTGATGTGGTAAAAGACAAGCATATAATCAAATTAAATGACCTATATATACTACATGGGCATGAATATAAATTCACTATGACTAATCCTGTAAACCCAGCACGTGGATTATTTCTTCGGGCAAAAAAGAATGCTATATGTGGGCATTTTCATCAAACATCGGAGCATACAGAACCTACCATTAGCAATAGTATAATTGCAAATTGGTCAATAGGATGCCTATGTGGACTTCATCCATTATTTATGCCACAAAATAAATGGAATCATGGATTTGCTGAAATATATTATGATGATACTTTTTTTAGCGTTAGAAATAGGAAAATTACCAATTATAGGTTAGTATAAAATTAACAACAATTTTAGGAAATTATTAAATTTTGGTAAACGTAACATTATCATTTACTTTAACTATATCATGAGCACATTTTTTACAAAAATATCCACCTGTAGATGATCTATAAAATACTTTGTTTTTACAAGGTTTACATATATTAGTTGTATGATTGTCTTGATTATACCAGCGTTCGCATAATTCTGGTTTTATTCTGTGTTTATCCGAATGTCCAATATTCAATCCTTGTATTCTAATACCACTACAAAATTCTTTCCATTCGAAATTATCAAAAATATGATTCATATAATAATGCTTTGTATGAGATTTGTTGATGTAATGTTTCGAATAATCTAGTTTCAATTTCCCTCCTTCCGAGGGCGGCGCGACCTTAGTCTTTCGCGGCTCGAATTGCTTTGCAGATATTCCCATGCCGCCCTTCGGATGGGTGACAGTCATTCATCGTATCCTCCTTAATATATTTTCTGCATATTGATATGATTTAAGTTTTATTTCTCCTTTTAACCATTTAGGTAATCCACAATTATAAATTACTAATGCATCAAAATAATTACCTGATATTTTATAATTATCAACTATGTATTGTCGAGCTATTCTTCTGGCCACTTCTTTATTATATGGATTATATCGTTTTCCTTCATTATATATATTTGCAAATAATAGCCAATTTTTATTGTTTAATTGATAATCCCCCTCATCCCTAGATATTTCCTTGCCGTTTTTATCTCTATTTATTCCTAATATGTATTTTCCATTACACGATTCTTCTTCCCACATACTATCTAATAATTTATCTAAATATGGATTATTAAAACACTGTACCGGTAACATTTTAACTACACATCTATTAGGGAATTCACTAGAGGACAACAACACACAAAATAGTATAATAGATACTAGTTTATATTTTCGCAATTAATATAATTCCTATTGATATTAAAAATCCTATATTTATACCTAATAACATTCCTTTAATTAATAACCATTTTTCATTAGGCGTTAAATATACTTTATCAACTCTAGGAAAATAATAATTATTTTTTGTTTTCATATTTTTCCTCATTATCAGATTGGATACCTGACATTACACAACAAGAATAAATTAAAAACAAAATAATTCCTATGATGATACATAATCCGATAATCATTTTATTCTCCAATTATTAGAGATAAATAATGCAATTATTAATAAAATAAGTATAATTACTATATTAGACATAGTTATATTCATCAGTATTTTATCTCCTCTAAATGTAATATTCCATCATCACCAGAAAAATAGATATATTTTATATTAGCTTCTCTTAGCGCTAAATTGCAAATATTGCAGGGTCGTGCCATTCTAACTAATCCTGCACAAGTCATCCTCACCACTATAATACTTTCTACATATGACCTGTTTTTTACCAATGATGCAATTTCTGCATGAAGATATTCTCTATTTCTATTTCCAGCTTTCATTGATAATCGGCTTTGCATGGGATGGGTTTTCTGATAGCTATTTTCGCCGATTGAAATGATGTTGTTATGATGATCGAGCGAAGCGGCCATCACCCAATATTTCTTGCTTGAATCGATGGTAGGTGAAAGAGTATCGATCAATTTTTGGTAGACTTTTTCTAGCTTCATTTTTGAATATAAGTAATTTCTTCTTTTACTAAATCAATAGTATAAAGATATTCAATATCACCATGTTCGTTTGGAGTACAAGGTTCAAAAGCTCCAACTTTCCAATTATCGCTATCTATTGGTTCGTCGGGAACTTTATTTTCATTATGTCCAATTATAACCAACCATCCAGATGATTGTCCGGCATTATTTCTTATTTTCCCCGATTTCACCCAAGAAAGGAATTTTTCTAAACTAGGCATTACCCCTTTTGGATCTCCATCGCAATGCCGATAAAACCAAATTGAATCCCATTGATCTTTAACAATAACTTGACAACGTGTGCTCATTTTCATCCCTCCTTAGTACCTATTCCTTGCATGTAGTTCCGATGTTAAATTATTTTCGGTGAAAAATGCCTTGAATTTCAACCATGGCAAAATGTATTTTTCCACATCTGCGCATAGTTGCAAGGCATATAGTTGCACTTCTGTAGCCTCTCGGTTTTTGCTCCGCTCATCATGGCAGGCTTGGCGAAGTTTGGAAATTAGGTTAATCATAAATCTTCTCTTTTATCGTGTAATTCTATCACACGTTGTTTTGTAATAATCCCCGTTTCTATTCCACGTTGTACGATAGTATTCCAAAAATGTGAACAAGATTTATCGTTATGTTCTTTTATAGTATTTTGTAAATATTCCCAGGAATTTTTCATTCCACAATATTCGTTAGTCATTTACTATCCTTTTACTATCTAATATTTCAGGATAATTTTTACTTATTTCTATTACGTGGTCTTCAGCAACTTGTTTATGATATTCACAACCACGAATGATAGAATTTATTTTATTTCTACAAGTTACTAATCGAATCCAATAATTATATGAAACTATTGCGGGTTTATTACAATAACTACATCGTCCAGGATGAAAACTATATATCATACTCATTTCACACCTAACTTTTCTTCGTATTCTTTAATCCTAATTTTTAATGATTCAGCTTCTTCTTTCCTTCCGTGTTTAATTAGATAATTAAGATTTATTTTTTCGCTTTTTAATAGATTTTCTGTAAATTTCTTCATATAATCGTCCATATCTTCCTCCTATCAATCAACCTTAATAATAGTATATCATATAATAGAAACAATAAAAGAATAAAAAACATTTATTTGACGATTCTACTATTATTTATACTATAAATCTATCAAATTCCACTTATCAAATGTTTAGTAAACTATTTTATTAATTTCCTTTGCATATTATAAATATATCTCTCTTCATCCGATTTTCTTTTTTGTTTTTGTTTGTTACGTCTCATTGCAAGTTTTCCATTTGGATCTATTTTATAATATTTATTCTTAGGTGGGTTATTAACAACAAAAATTTTATTGTAATATTCTGTTAACTTTGGATTTATCTCTGGGGTTGTTTCGGATACTTCAATTTCTTCTTCTATTATTTCTTCAATGTTATTAACACATCTTTCAATTTTGCCCATTCTATTATATTTTTCAATATCTCGCCATCCACCATGATACCATTTCCTTTTTAATCTATTCCTTAATTTTAATTCTTCTTTACTAGAAGTTACAATAAAAGAATTTTTATGAGAATTACATCTAATACAAGCAGCGACAAAATTATCTGAATAAGAATTGTTTGTATAGATATATGGAATATAATGATCCCAATGAGGAGTTAAAATATAAGTAGTATTGTCAGGTTTAATAACCATTGTATTAAATCTTCTACCACACCAAAAACACCTACCCTTTTGAGTAGCTAATATTAAATTTTTAGCTTCTAAATTTGGCTGTTTTCTATTGTTGTTTCTATTTATCATATAGTTTTACCTTTTCGGCTATCCAATTAAGCCTAGCCTATTCTACATTTAGCATAGCGAGCTTTTTAGTATACTTTCTAATTAGCTTTTCATACTTTGCTCTATCGTATTCACAAGGTATTAAAGAATCTCTATATAGCTTTTCCATGAATGCCTTTGAATGATTATTATACATCCATCTGGCGTAATCAGGAGCCCGTCCATGATGATGCTTCCAGTGGATCGAGCGGTTCATGGCATTGGCGTTCCGTTCATCAAATCTAAGGTTGGGGCTTTGCATATAATCATAATAATGAGAGCAATGCAGATGATCCTTCAAGCCGGATAAAATGCATTGCCCATCACGTAGACGAATATAATTATTGAATAACTTGTTTAGCTTGTTTCGTAATGATTTTAATGATGGGGGCTTTTTAGATTTCATTCTTTCATTTTTATTTTATAATATCGTCGTCCAGGATTTTTCCAAAAAGGTAGCATAACAATATATCCAGTTTCTTCATATTGATAATATTTCCAAATCCATGAAGTTAAAAGACTATTTTGTAATCTTTGAATCAGCATTTTCCATCTCCTTGAAATATTCCTTATTTACACTTTCAAATCCTAGCAAGATAAAATACTTGAATGCATCAAAATTAATAGCTTCAATACTTAAAACCATTTCACTTATGGCATTCATCTTGCCAACTTCCAATGATAAACGATTATACTGTACCCATACTTCGTATAATTGTTTCTTGTCGATGCCGAATTGATTCAGGTCTGGTTTATTTTTCATTAGATACCGTAAATTGAAAACATAGATAAATTAAAATTAATACTGGAATAGTTATCCACCAAATATATTCTAATTTATTAAATTGCCATCTTGCCAATTTTTCCATACTATATACTATAATAGTTGGTAATACTAATCCAATTTCATTTGTCCATTTTGCATATTTTCTTCTAATTATTTTCATATTTTCCTTATTCAGAATATTTTGGTTTGCGATTCAATTTGACGCTTTCTTCCAACGCTTCCCATTTATCCTTAACCTTTTTTCTCAATTCCTTTTGCAGATTGTTTTTTTCTACATAATCAATCAATTCTTTTCTGTTCATTGATACTTCATTCCATTCGCCTTTAGGATTCTTTATTAATTGTCCTTTAGGCGTCAGGAAATCATATAGATAATCAATGTTGGTGGTGATGTCATCAAGGCCATATTCAAAAAATAATTTTAAATAACATTCCCGATATGGCCGTGGCGTCTTGCTTTTTGTGTTTTTCGCTTTTACCGTAATGCCTATAGGAATACCTTTAGTCAAAATTTTGTTGACATTGGCAAGCCATAATACAGTATGACAATAAAAATCTAATGCTTTACCACCAGCCCTACTATATTTTTCAAATGAAAATGGATCAAGATTAGTTCGTACCTGCGAAACAATAACAAGCATTCCATTTTTTCTTTCTATTAAATCTGCCAATCCTGGAAAAAATGTTTGCGATAGATATTTTGCTTTTCCCATGCGATATGAACCGGCTAATTTTTCCTCTTTCTCATTATTATTTTCTTTTCGCTTCTTGAATAAATTGAATTGCTCATCAGATAGTTTCTTGCCTTCCTTAGAATCAAGTCCATCGAGCGAATCAATTATATAAATGCCATATTCATCCGATGATAATTTTTCAAAAAAATTACGAATATTACAATATGCCTCTTCTACTGTAGGGGATTTAATCCGTTTCTTTTCGTCCAATGGCATAATAGGAAAGCCATATAGCTTTTTGGTATTATGAGAAAATCCTGATTCGCAATCATCATATACCCATTTAAGTTTATCTAAATATTTATAATGAGAAGCCGCTACAATCTCGCAAGTAAGAAATGTCTTGCCGCTGGATTTATCTCCGACTATATTTATGATTTTCCCTAATGGATATCCTGGCCCTTCACCGCCACCTACAAGCACATCCAATAATTCAGAACCGGTTAAATATCTGTTTATGGGAATACGCTTTGGCTTTTTAGTCAATATAGATTTTTCTATTTTAGAGGTTTCTTCACTCATTTAATAACTTTTCCATTATTTCAGGATTATCAGTTTCATTTCCAATTACTTCAATTCCTATATCTATAAAATCATTCAATAGTTTACTGGTTCCATATTGAGGAAAATTAATAATATATGCACCTAGTTCTTTTGCATAATCTACAATGCCGACAATTTCTAAATCTCCTTTACTAATGGTTTCTTCAACTGTTCTTACGATATCATTTTCATAAACCATATTCCCATCTTCATCATTAATTTCTATATATTGTCCTAACGTATTTGGATCAATAGAAAAAGCTACATTATTTTGAACAATAATATGATGGGGTTTAGCATCTATTCCTGAAAGAAAAAACCATCCTGATTCTGATTTTTCGCCACTATTTTCGTCAGTTAAAGGACTAATAAAATATTGTCCATAAACCCATCTATCCATATCAATTCTTTTAGCTCTAAATATAATTTGCTTCATTATTTTCTCCTTAAAAATGTCCTGAATGTTTTTATGTTTAGTGATCGATGATGACTTTTTGTAATGACATTCAGGACTAATTATATTTAGATTTCTAATCGATCCATTAAATTTGTAATATCATATGAAAGACAATTAATATTTTTTACCTTAGAATCAATGGAACTTGCAATAGAACATAATTCAGAAGGTTTACTTTCTAATGTTCCTGTAGCCATAATTGGTTTTGTAGAAGATAAAACACAATCGAGTCTTTCTTTTAATTCCGAAAACTTTTTAGTGACTTGTTCAATGGCATTATCTAATTCATTTAACTTTTGATTTACTTGAACATTTCTTTTTGGCGTATTTGTATCATTCATATATTATCCCTTTGCCTTGAGCTTTTTCTGTTCCTTCGCACAATCGGCCCAGATATCGCAATCATCGCAGTCATCAGGGAACTTATTGCAATCAATACCGAACTTATGTTTTGAAGGGCACTTCATGGTAGTAATAGATTTACCAGTTGCCAGTTTAGCAGATGGCTTTTTAGTCTCTACTTTTGCTTTGGCTTTTGGCTTTGGTGCTGGTTCGTCATCCTCATCATCTTCGTCAGATTCCTCATCTTCATCTTCATCTGATTCGTCGGTATCTTCCTCATCGTCTGAATCGTCATCGTCGTCCACATCTTCCTCTTCCTCATCATCCTCTACTGGATGG